AGCGGCTTATAGGGTCGAAGTAGCTGATCGAACCCAAACGGAATGTCGCGCAGGTTGACCGCCGTGGTGTTGCTGCGGTTGTTGTACAGGTGCGTATAGAGCAACAGCGCCGCCTGCTTAATCACCGGGTAAGTTTGCAACGGGTTCGCCACGGTCGAATAATCGACCATGATTGGCGCGGTCATGTTGCTATTCACATCGCTCGGCAATGCCTGCAACATCAGCTTGTTACCGCTGGGGTCGTACTGATAGGTTGACGCGGCAATCGTGGTCAGCGTGGCCGGCACGTTGCTGTTGTAGTAGCGCACCGCGTCAATCGTCAGACCGGGTTGGCTGGGATACTGGTTCTGGCTCACCTCGGGTAGATCAAGGCAGCAAGGCGACGCTACCAGGCTTTCGCCGCCGTAATAGACCCGGTAGGACACCGGGAAAATGCTCATCCCCAGATAGTCCTCGACGGCCTGGCGCACGGCCAGCTCGAGCGATTTAAGGTAGACGTCTTGGCTCTCGTCTTGGTAGAGGTTAATCTGCTGCGTGATTTCGTCCAACGTCAGCCACGGCGTCACGACGTCGCGGTCGATCTGCTCAACCTTGACGTAGTTGAACGGATTGCGCGTCACCCCTGCGAAGGGGTAACCCATCACGTAGTCGGTTGCGCTCATTCGTTACCTCAAGCAGCGCTGGCCCGGACACCACCGAACGGGTCAAGAACCGTGCTGACAACGCGCTTTTCAGCGTACATGGTCACAAAACCGGGCGCGGTCTGTTCGTACATTTGCACGTTGAACTGCTCGGTGTCTCCGATAGTAAAGAACCGCGGCCAGTTGGCAAGATAGATCGGGAACGCGGCAGACAGGTACGGATTAGGGATCACCGGGAACCCGAACACGTTACCAATCGACGCGCCGTCTTTGTCGCCGATCTCAAGGAACAGCGGCAGGCCTTGCGTGTCTTTGAGTTGGCGCAAAGCCAGAATCAGGTCGGGCGAAATGTGCCAGGCGGTCCCAGGCAGGGACCAATACTGCGAAGGCAATGCCTTGGCAATATCGACCATCTTGTTATAGGTCACCGTGACGCCGCCAAGGGACACCGTGGCGATGCTGTGAATGCCGTTGGTAATGGCCGTGCCCGAGGTGCCAAAAGCGCTGGCCCCGGCGCTGGTGTACGAATCCAAACCGCGCAAGCCGCTGGTCGCTCCGGTGGAGGTGGTCGTAGAGCCAGCTTGGTCGTCATTAATAGCCATCGAGGCGGCTTCAAGTTGCGAAAACTCAAGCATCATGTCCTCAACCAGCGTCTGCGGCAGGTTGTTCACATCGGACAAAACAGCCGTGCGGATGGGAAGCTGGGCCACGACAACGCGCACCGGCAATTGCCAGATCGTCGTGTCAATGTTGGGCGATCCGCTGTTGGGCGTGAAGGTGTAGCCCCAGGGGTTCGTGCTGTTCGCGGCGTTACCGGTCTTGGCGACGAACTGAGCGTCAGAGCCAGCGACCGTGATTTGCCGGGAACCCATGCGAAAAGGGTTGGCGTACCGCAGCGCGGCGAACGCATCATCGAAAACTACATTACCACCGACACCAGAACCCGAGCCGGTAATCGCCGAGGCTTCACGCAGATCAATATTCTGTTTGCCGCCTTCGTGAATGGCCCGTTTGATGCCGTCTAGAATTTTTTCGGTAGTCGTGGTCATTTGAAATTCCTAGGTGAAACTGGAAAGGGGAGGGTGATTAGCCCTCCCCGTTTCATTAGGTCGCGGTGCCGGTGGAGCGATAGCGCACGCCGGCGTTGGGGTCACGAACCGAGGTGGCCAAACGCTTTTCTCCGTAGAAAGTAATAAATCCTGGGAGCGTTTGGTCATACCTTCTCATTACCATATTGAGGCGATCCACAATGGTGTGGAAACGCGACCAATCGGCAAAGTACATCGGATAGAGGCTGTTGGTGCCTGCTGCGCCGGTGGTGGTCTGCGACGGGGTGTCCAGATACTTGTTAACCACCACATCAAAGCCGAGCAACTGGCCCACGATACCGTCAACAGATAGACCTTCAACGCGGTTGAAGATCGGTGCCTTCTGGTCGTCGGTCAGCGCGCGGATGGCGTTGAGCAGGATCGGGCTAATCACGAACTTAGCGTCCGGAGTCCAGTACTGCTGCGGCAGCGCGTAGATGAAATTAATAACGTCTTTGTAGGAGATGTTATTAGCGCCCACCGTGTTCGCGTTGGTCGTGAGCTGGTCGTAGGTGGCCAGGTTGTGCAGACCGCTAGAGGAGCCAGTGCCAGACGAACCGAACGACGGCGTAGAGGTGGTGCCGCCGGTATAGGTGGCATTGTTACCCGCGTATTGATCCAAACCGCGCAGACCATCAGCGCCGCCGGTAGCCACCGAGGTGCCCGTGCCAGATTGGTCGTTGTTCTGGATCATCGAGGTTGCTTCAGACTGGGCAAATTCGGCCAGCATATCGTCAACCACGTTAGCTTCCAAACCATCAATGTCGTCCAGCGCGGCGGTACGAATCGGGAATTGGACGTTAATGTCCTTGAGCACCAGTTGCCAAATGCTCGTATCTTCCGTGGTAGACGCGCCGTTGTTCTGGATCGCGTAGCCCCATTGAGCGCCAGCGTTGCCGGTCTTGACGCGGAACTGGTAGGACGAGCCATCGGTGGCCACGGTGCGCGAGACGCCGCGCAGCGGGTTCCGCAGACGCAAAGCGACGAACACGGGGTCATAGGCAGTCCGACCGCCCTTGCCGTCACCGCCGGCGGTTAGCGCCGAGGCTTCTGCCAAGTAGGCTTGGTATTGCGACTCGTCGGCAAACATTTGCAGCTCTTTTTCGAGCATCTTGCCGCCCTTGTAGAAGGAGGAAAGCTGCTCACGCACGGCGCGGTTAACGTCGGTGCGAACGGTCTTGGCAATGGGACGAATGATCGCGGGCGCTTGCACAGAGGCGATCTTGGCCTCGAGCGCGGCGACCTTTTCGGCGAATTCGGTCTTGATCGCTTCAGCAGCGGCCACGGCCTCCACCTTGGCGGTTTCTTTCGTGGATGCCTCAATGGCGTCCAGCTTTTCGATGATTTCTTTCATTTGATCCTCTTAGAAAGGTACTTGATGAGTTCCCGCTGCTCAAGAGCCGCAAGAATTTCCTTGGTCGCTTCCGCATCAGACTCGCTCTGACTCGGCGCAGGTTCAACCGGTGCCGGCGCAGCGTCGCGCTGCTCCAGTACGCGCTTGAACGTAGATGCGGCAGCGACCGCATCTTTCTTGGACAGCCCAGCATCGCGCAGGGCCTTTTCCAAAATCTTCAGGTCGGCAGAGCCGTCGGGCCGGAAGAACTCCAGCTTGGACACCTCTGCGGCCGGGTTGTTTGGGTACATGACGACGGATACCTCGCGCAGACCGCCGTTGGTGATCTGAAAGTAGCCGTCCTCGTAGGGGTCATCAGATCCGACGGTCATCGGCGAGCCGTCCTCTTTGACCCATTGATACGATTCCGCGTAAGCGCCGACCGAAACGCCGCCAAACATATTGGGCGATTCGGTCATAACTTTATACAGGTCAGAGCCGGCGGTCGTGTTGGTGTAGATGCGGCCCGAGGCGGTCATGCCTTCGTCGTCGAACTCGAACATCGTCCACTCGCCAACGGGAATGGCGTCGGCCTCGTGGTTGACAAACATGGGCAGGGGCCGGCCAGCTTTGGAAAACTCTTTGGCCCAGGACATAAATCCTTCGGGCTTGTAGAAAAACTTGCGGCCGTCTGCGCCTTCGCGTGCGCCCCAGGTGGTTACACGCGCTTCAATCTTGCCCGTAGGCTCTGCGCCGTCGCTCTGCTTTTCTAGCTGGAGTTTCGCCTCGCAGACCATCATCAATTTGGTCATGGATCACCTTTGATTTGGAAAGGTCAATGTCTTTTATTTTAGGCGGTCGACCCCGTTTCGGGCGCGGCGTATCTTGTGGCTTGTAAGTTGCCAGAGATGCTACCACCACTCGAAAAATGATTGACACAATATTTTAGGTCTTGCCAATATTCATTTTGCGGGTCTGGTTTCCGCCCCCGCCCCCGGTGTCCTGCGCGCTTCTGCCGGGAATCGGCTCGGCGGCTTTCGCGTCGTCTTTCAGCTCGTCGGCCCCGTCCAGCGCCGGCATATTGACATAAGCGCGCGCCTCGTTGGGCGTCATGATGCCATTGGACACCGCCGAAGTAACGTAATTCATTTGATCCAACGGCGCACCTTTGAGGAAATCGCGGGTATCAAACTCAACAAACAGCGACGGGTGACCGACGAACAATTGTTGTTTGAGCTTCTGCTGGACGTTGACCAGCACCGGATACATGGTCGATTTGTAGAATTCGTCCAGCATCGTTTGGGTGTTGTTGAACTTGCTCTCGCCAATACCCAGCATTGCGTGCGGCACGCCAAACAGGCCGCATAGGCGCTTCATGGTCTGTTCTTTTAGCTTGGCCGCGTCGGCGTCTTGCAAGGTCAGCATGTCGATTGGCATGTACTTCATGCCGTTATCGAGCAGCATCCCTTGACCAGCCTTGGACGGGTCGCTGGTCTTGCCGCCCGTCATCTGGTTCCATGCCTCTTTGATCCGGGCGGCAATTTCCTTATATTTGCCGTCGGGAATGTTGGATTCGGTCACGAACAAGCCGCTAGGCTTGGCCCCGTTTTGCATGATGTAGTTGGCGTACAGGTCAATGTCCTGATCTAGCCCCACCAGCTCGGTCGCCAAAATGCCCTTGTTAAAACCGGCGCTGCCCTGCCAGGCGGCGTCTTTGATGTGCATGATTTGATGCGACGATAGCTGCTGGTTTTCGGTGAAACCGTAGCTAGGCGTCGAAAGCCGGAACGACGGATAGCGGGTCGGCGTAATTGTTGCGGCAATCAGCGTCGAATCCATGATGTACAATTCTAGCGGCGTC